TCTTTAATGAAATGCGTCAGTTCGTGAGAAAGAGATCCGTTAAAATCCTCGGAGTTGATGTTTATGGTAATCTCTCCCGGTTTATATGAGGCTGTTGCATTCTCCTGTGAAAGATTGTCTACCAGATTAATCTTAAGGCCTGTTTTCTTTCCTATATGCTCCGCTACATTGCGCTGATCCTGTGTTGCATAGTCGGATACAGTGCCTAAACCGCCCTCTTTGATCTGTCCCTGCGTGTACTTAGGTTTGACCTGGTTGTCCAGGTTATAATCCTGGATACCGGCACGGTAGGCAGCTTCTATCTGCTGATCGGATAAAAGAGACATTAAGGCCGAGTGAGTAGCTGTGTCCAGATCGATCTGGTTGTAACCCGCATCATAAGCACGGCCAAATGCTTTGTTGAATGTGGATACGTCTACGGATCCATCATATGTGTTTAGCAGGGCGTCACCGCCATATTTGCCATAGTGCGACTTATACTCCGTTGATTCCTGGTCCGAGAGCTTAACATTATCCTCTGCTTCAAAGTTGCTCTGAGGGTTTCTGTGTTCGTTTTCCTGGGCGTTTATTGTATCCTGTTCAGAATTGTGTGCTGCTGTGGCCTGTGGCTGCTCCTGAGTGGCTTTGGGTGCTGCGTAAGGCTTCTCTGGTGAATCGGTCTGGTGTTCTTCTTGGATCTGGTTATCCTGGCGCTCTAGTGGGGTGGATTCATATTCCGGCTGTACGCTCTGCTCTGTCGGTCGTTTGACGTCTGAGTTCTGGATTGTCTCTTGTGCCGTAGGCTCTGCCTGGTTTTCTTGCTGGCTTCGATTGGTGTATTCCTGATTTTGAGAGGCCTGTTTCTGTGATTGAATTGCCTGTTCCTGTGGTTGAGTCGGTTGTCCCTGGGCCTGAAGTGTCTGTTCGTCCTGGCCTTTTTGTTCTTCTGCCATTCGGTTTTGCCATTCCCATAAACGCATGTCATACTCTGCTTTATCGCGATTGTTAACAAATTTGCCCTGCCTCTGCATAGCGGCATACTCTTCTGCCATACGCTGTAAACCCTGGGCCTCTTTCGCATCCGCCGGATTGGTGTAGTGGGTTTGGTCTGTATCTATCCCTTCAGAATAATCCCTATAGTCAACATCCAGATTTTTCCCATAGTTGTTGATTGCAACATTGTTCGCTATGGTAGCTGGTGCGTTCATGATTCCAGCTGTTGCCGCACCTAAGAGAAAATCTTCCCACGTCTGCGGATCTGTGAGATCTCCTGTAAGATCCAGCTCATCCCCGTAGATGAAATGTTTACGGATAGATTCTGTGAGGTCCTGTACAGCTTCCTGGGTGCCTTCTGAAAGCATATCTGAACCGTAGTTTATCACGCCTAATACAGCACGTCTTACTGCCGGGTTCTTTGCTAAGGCCGATGTGATCCCTTGCTTTGCTGCTTGTGCTACCTTGGTGTTTCCAAGTGTTTTTTTGATAAATCCGCCGCCGTACTGTGAGATTCCGCCGAGCAAAAGATTTGTAACTGTTTCATCTGCTGCGGTAAGAACTGCGTTGACCTGGGCGCCCTCTACCGGTCTGCCGTCCATGATGTCCTGCCGGTAACTTTGTCCGCCTGTTTGCGCCGCAAATATTGCACTGGATACCGCTGGACCACCCGCCCCGCCTACAATGATACTGGGGATCATGTTTCCGATTGCATTGGCCATCTTATATGTAAACCCGTCAATTGTCCCGGCATTTTCAAGCATTTTGGTCTGGGATAACTCTGATTCTGTAGGCATTGCGTTTTTGCGTGTCCCCATAGCAAAATCGGGAATTGATTTAATGCCTTCTACTGCATTCTGCATACCTGCACCAATCGACTGGGTTGTATTTACTATGGTTTTAATCGGTCCCTTGTACTGATTGTTGTGTTCGTAGTTTGCCTCTGCACCCCTCTGGTTTAATTCTCCCTGTATGGAATCCAGGTATTTTTCTGCCGTGTCTTTACCTTGGCGTTCAAAAAGATAGTCGTAAATATCGCGTTCTGAATCATTTAATAGAGCATATCTTCTTAATGGACTCTTAGCGTTATCCTGGCCGCTTGTTATATCCAGAACAGAGCTTTTACCAAATACATTCTTTCCATCTCCGAATGTATTGACATAACTTTCAACCGGGTTGCTTTCTTTTCCTCCTAATGTCAGTTTTTTGCCACCAATCGTTAGACCCTTATCCCCGAATGGCAGCTTTTTGTTATTGTACATAAAAGCATACTGATCATTCGCTTTTGCGGCATTCTCTTTTGCCTTTTTAACAGTATCCGCAAAATCTTTCTGTTGAGGAATGTCAGTATACTGAATGAATGTATCTCCGTCTTGAAATCCGACCTTATCCTTAGCTTCCTGCTGCTCTTTTTCTATCCTTTTTCTTTTGCGGTATTCCTGTAAAAGGTCGTTTTCGTACTGTGCTTCATTTAACATCCACTTTTGCTGCTTTATTTGGTTGTACTGTTTTACCGCATCAGCCATGGGGATAGAACTCTCAGCGACTTTTTCCCTGTCGCTCCGGATAAAATCTGTCATGGCTGTTGTATGCTGACTGGTTGAACTCTTGCGCAACCAGTCCTGTCTTTCTTGTCTTTTCTGCTCGTTTTGTAATTCAACAAGTTTCTCTTTATCTTTTTTAGCCTGCAGCAAGCTTCTCAAATCGCTTTTTCTTGTTTTTTGAGATTCTTCAAATGATGGTATGCCGCTTACCGTGCTATTCGATTCACTTTCATAAGTATCATCGTTGTTCTCTAAAACTTTTTTCTTTTTTAATATGCTAGATAATGAAGTCCCCAAAGTTGCCTCCTTGTTTACTTATCCGTGTCAGTTACCTGTTTCAGTATTCTTAAACCTTTATCGTAATCACCACCGGCCTGTGTGATTACTTTTTTAATCTGGCTATCAGTCAAGCTCGGGTACTGATCTGCAATATATTCAATTACCTGTGCTATGCTATAATTGGTGCGTCCATGTCCATCCTTACTTTCAATCAATCTTTTCGCATCCTCAACATACTTTGCAAGATCCGAGCTAGTGCTACTAGACTTCTTGGAGGATCCCTTTGAAGATCTACCAGACGAACCTCCGGATGCTTTTTTAGCCAGTGATGCCGCCAACTGCTGTCTCTGCAATTCCAGCTGTAATGCATCCTGCTGTTTCTGATAATCAAACTGGGTCTGCCAGTTCTGCTGTGCAAGTGCATCCTGGGTCTTCTGGTATGCGTACTGTTCCGCCCACTGCTGCGCAGAAAGGTCTGTCTGATATGCTCCAAAATCCTGGTTATATGAGCTATCATATCGTCCAGCGTAATAATTTAGATCATTGTAGTAATCATTTACACTATCTCTATACCTGCTATAATCAATGTTATCCTGGTTATTTACTGCATTCAGACGGTTATACAGCTCCTGTCCTTCATTCAGATACTGCTGATATACACGGTCATATATGTCAAATGACTTATCGTTCAGCTGGCTCAGGTAATTGTCATACGCCTGCTGTCCTGCTGCCTGTGCATAAGTGGATCCGTAACCACCTGTAGCCGCTGTTGCTGCTCCCATGGTATCCCTCATGGCTTTCTGTCCCTGCTGGATATACTGTTCCCGGTAGTTTTTATACAGATCTGAATCATATACACTATTCGTGTCAAATGACTTCCTGTTTAATATATTATCAATGATCCCATCAATTGTTCCTTGATACTTGCTATAGTATTCATCCGGCTTATTATTTTCAATTTCATCCAATCGATCAGCATAATCCGTTGTCCGTGCAGATGGCGAAAACTTTGCATAGTTATAATCCGTCAAGTATGTAGCCGCCGGATGTCCCGGTCCGGTCTTGCCATCATCGCTCACCGGTGTAATTGTTACGTTCTGATTCTGGTTGTTGGCATTACTCTGCTGCCCCGCTGCCTGTGATTTCTGAGACTGCTGCTGCAATGACTTCAACAGTGACATATTCTGCTGTGCAGTTCCGCTGTATCCAGTAATTCCATACTGAGATGCAAGGTTTTTTCTGGCTCCGTAAGAGCTGTCCATGTTACGGCTTTTCAAATAATCAACAATAGATGCAACTGCCATACTTATTCCCCTTTCTTATCTTCCGGCTGGTCCTTAGTCTCAGATTCCATTCTTTCTCCATTTTGGAGCATTCGATTGATTGTAAGCAGAATCCCTGCCTGTGTTACTCCCTCAACTTTTAACTGATTTAATGCGATCAGTGCTGTATTAATATCACTTTCTTCAAAAACAATCTTCACTAAGCTGCCTCCTTAATCTCTTTTAAAGCTTTTTCCAATTCTTTGATTTCCTTTTGCTGCGCCTTTATTGCTCCAGCAAATAATACGCTGTTGTTTCCATATGGAATTGATAAGTATTCTTCGGAATGATCTACCAAAGGAAGATTTGTTCCAAGCTTTTTCTGAAGTGCATCCAGCTCCTGGGCAATTAATCCCATTGACCTTTGATCGGAATCTTTAAACTTAAAAGTAACCGGTCTCATTCCCAAGACTAAATTTAAGGCTATTTCATCCGGAATCTCTTTGATATTTTCCTTCAATCTCCTATCTGATCTTTCATACAGTGTTTCGCATGACACATCACCAGATACCGTTACTGTATTTGCAGTCAGCGTTCCACTGACATCCGCGTTCCCTGATATTCGCATATAATTTGTATACAGAAGTCCCTGTGTAGTGATCGTGTCTGCATAGGTTATGGCATCTACACTCACTGCGCCTGAAGATGATACTTTAAACTTATCATTTATATTGATAGATCCACCATTGATCGTTCCACTAAATGAAGCCGTTCCATCTTTGTATAGCTTGAAGTTATTCGTATCAATAACTAGATATCCTGTCTTAAATGTAATAGCATCTGATGTTGCTGATATTTCTGAACACAGTTTATCTTTGCTCACTTTCAATGCAATCTGACCATTCAACACCCTGATGCTAGTTTCCGTGCTTTCTTTCAGATTGGTAAACTGGCTGATAAATCCATTCATAGTTACTTCCAATTGACTAATGGATTCATCTGTTTCCTGGTACTTAAGAAAAGAATCTTTTGTAAAATTGTCTTCCGGAGTTATATTGCTCAAGCTATATCTAAACTGTTCATTCAACATTTGGATATAGCTATAAACTTTTTTCATATTTTGATCTTGCCCACCTAACGCAGGCATATTAAAGCTTGACATCTCTCACCTTCTTGATCTGCTCTTTTAATTTGTTTATTCTTTTCTGATTCTCCTGTATTCCTTTTGCGTACAACGCACTATAAGCCACATACGGCAGTTCTAAATATTTACCCGACCGATTTACCCCTAAAGCATTTTTTCCGTTCTCCTGTGTCAGGTAGACGTCCTGTGCAATATATCCTATCGCCCTATTGCCTGAATCTCGAAAAGAATACGATACCGGTATCAGTCCAGCAAAATCCGCTTTCTCAATATCTTTAATACATTGTTTTTTCCTTTTGTCTGACGTGTACCGCACCTTCCGGCAGTTCAGATTTTCAGACACATAAAGTTCGCTGCATGTAGCTGCTTTCCCAATAACGTTGATGTAATCATCATCATTGTAAATTTCCATATTAGCAGCCACGATAGCTTTCGCAGGATTTAAGGTAGTTGTAGTCAGAGCATCATCTATGTACACATCGCCGGAAGGAGATACTGCAAAACGATTGTTGATGTTGATAGATCCACCCGTTATATTTCCAGAAAAATATGCATTTCCAGGCTTATCTAACTTCATATTTTGGGCATCGATAATCAGGTGTCCGCTAGTTAGTCGGATATATTCTCCATACATCTCCATTCTGGTAAGCATTTCATGGACAACGTTCCCTGTTGCTACCAACAACTGAATACTTTCCGAAGACTGGGATAACTTAGTCTGTACAGATGAGGCATAATCATCATATTCAATGTTCAGCGCATCCGTTGAAAACTGAATTTTTCTTACTTTGTTGTTTCTATCCGTAATAGAATTTAAAACATCATTTGAAATGTTATCTTCCAGGCTCAAATTTGAAATCGTATATTTGAGATCCTCACTAAACCGGTATAACTGCCGTACAACTTTTCCTATGTCTGTTTCATTTTTCTGAATAATCATGGGTTTAAATACTGCCATGAATATCACTCCCATATCCTATATATTTACTCATAGCAATCAAAACTGCCGGTCCTTTTCCTTCCAGACGGAACCGGTATCTCTGGCATCTGGCTGGGATTATATTAAGCACCTGCGTTCTATATCCCTGAGAAGTAAAAGAAATTTTCTTTTCAAACTCTGGTTCACTGTCGCATTTTATAAATACGTCCACTTCACTTCCCGGATCCAGTTTCAAGTTAAAAAGCAGTCTTTTTAAGAACTTATACTCCACACTTCCATCCAACTGGTCTCCGCTCTCTAGCATCCACTCTATCTGCTCATCCCTTGAACCGCTGATTGTAAAAAGTTTTCCTGTGGAATCAACACAGTATAGCTGTCCTTCTCCGTATGCCATAAACAAAGCCTGCATATCATCTTCTTTGTGCCACATACCCTTTTTTAAATCATACACATAGATATTCCACTGCCCTGATACATCCTGTAACGATGCATAGTATTTTCCGTTATGCTGACCAGCCACACCGCCCTGAAACCGTACCTCTGCCAGTGCATCCGATACAGATTCCGGATACGCTCCGTCAAAACTGCATACATTGCTCCTGGACACATACAATAATGTTTCATTTACAACACATGCTGTCTTCTCACACCCTTTTGCAACACCTCTGACCGGGAATGATGTATTGATCTGAAAATTACTTGGTTTATCTCCATAAACCTTATGGATCGTATCTTCCTTGAAAAACAGCACATATCCCATATGAGACAGGCAGCCTGTAAAATCTCCATCTGATCCAACTGTAGCCGCATACGAATCTGTACTGATCCCTTCAAACGCATTCCAGTTTGTTGGATCTCCCAGCTTGCTTGCATATACCTCATGATTTGCGCTGGAGCAGCCCCACAAGCGGTTGCCATTCTCACAAATATAATCCATATCCGGTACTTTTCTGGTAAGCTTTAGCCCAGATTCCTGAGTAAAGCTGGATGATAGATCACCTATGATCACAATGTAGTCATCTGCTTTTTCCTGAATCACCGTAGTCTTGTTAAAGCTACTGTTTGTACAACCGGATATTTCCACACCGTCAAACTGATTAAATTGCTTTCCGATTCCGGTACAACTAATCTTTACCATGGTACTTCCGGTTGTCGTCTGTGCAAATGTTGCTGTTGCAGCCTGGCTCCAGGAAGCCTCTAATGCTGTCTTTTCTCCAGTGGATGTGTTATACATAATTTTATCCGGGAATACCACAATATAGGCTCCCAAACTCACCAGCTGCTTATCTGTATCCTGGACTGTTGCAATTTCTTTATCTTTGTAATACAGCTTTGTCCCATCCACATAGGCCAAACCATTTTTATAAATGATCCCATGAGGTTTTGATAAACTTTTCAGGATTTCTCCTCTTGGCTTTCTGACCGCTATCGCCGGGAAAACATCTGAAGACATGTTTTTCATGTCCGAAAACTCATTTTCTCCAATTACAAGACCTTTGTTCAGTCCCCCAAATGATCCTATCTGTTTGCTGTCCCCTCTCGGTGTCATTGTCAGCATTGGTAATCGTCCCATTAAAGCTCCTCCTTAAAATTTGGAAAATAACGGTGCTTTTTTTGCCCGATTGCAGCGCCTGAACCATGCAGCATATGCATCATAAGCGGAGTTGTACATTACAACGTCATTGTTATAGCGTTCAGTTTCTTCATTGTGATAATCAATCTTTGAAAGCAGATAATTAACATAGACATCCTTGAACCGATCCGGAATACTTAATTTTTTATCCTGGTCTTTTTCATATTCCATTGGAATAAATTCCAGATTATATCCTTCCGCCCGGTTGATTACTTCTTCAATGACCTGTCCCTCAATTTCATTGATCCATCCCATGATCATGTCTGTACCATACTGCTGCCCTCTTAAAGATGTGATATCACTAATCAAATCGTTTACTGTCATATAAGCACCTACTCTTTCAGTCCCGGCCAGGTAAGCGCTCCATCCTGGTCAGGGGTTAAAGTTACCGGGTCTGTAACCATAGCTCCATCTTCATTCAGCACGTACCATTTCCCATCAATAGTTTGCTGACCGGTCAGCATAGCTCCATCCGCGCCAAGGTAATACCATTTATCTTTGTATTTATACCAGGTATTCTTGACCATTCTTCCTGCACCATCAAACCAGTACCATTTATCATCGTACCAATACCAGTCATTTCTTACAGGCTCCCCGTTTCCGAGGTAATACTTCCAATCTCCATCCTCTTGCTGCCATCCTTTTTTCTTTTGTTCGCTTATTGGAGTTAAAAATAGCTTCTGTTCTGCCTGTCTTCTTCTGGTCAGGCCAGCCAAAATCTTACCACCACCGCGGTTATATGCCAGGATCTTTTCTGATATCTCAGCCCGCGATCTGGTTCCTTTTGCTGTCAACTGATCTATAGATCCTACATTGTATGCAAATGATACCAGGGCATCAAATTCATTTTGATTCCACATGTATTTCGTTCCATATTTGTCTACATTGCGCTCATATGGTCCCATATCATCCGTCAACATCTTATCTGCCTCTGCCTGTGTAATCCTCTGACCTGCTTTTACATTTCCTGTGTGTCCCCAACCAATGGTCCATACTCCTGCCGGGCACTTATAAGCTTCTAATCTGCATCCTTCAAAGCTTCTTATCAGTTTCAAACCATTCTCTGAAATTTTCATGTGTACCTCCTATTAAAAAAGGCTTAGGATATCCTAAGCCTAAAGATGTGTCACTCCAATTTTGTTTTGTCTTCGACCTGACCTTTAATTGCTTTTGCAAGCGGCATCAGGAACGGAGGCATAGCAACACCAATATCAAGTAAATTCTCTAGGATGGATATGATCTCATTGCAAATAAGCCAAACAGCTACTACGGTAGCAATCACAAACGGTATTTTTATGTCCAACCCTATATATTGTCCTGCATATATGATCATCCTATCCATGAGCCATCCTACACCGATCAGGATCCACATTCCGATTTTTTTACAAATGCCTCGAATCCCCTTGTAGCTTGTCACATGTTCCTGACGATACTTCGATGCAACTATTCCGGTTATATAATCAGTAAAATTCAGTGCTACGAGAGCAAACACCGGTACTGCCAATACTCCAAGATAGGCAAATGCTGCACTCATTATAGTGATAAATATTGCTTTAAATCTTTCCAACTTCATTTACCTCACTCACTTTTCTCTGGATTTTCCTTTAACCACTTTTCTGTTACTTTTTTCCAGAGTTTTGGCACCTGCTCCAGTGTCATTTCTCCAGATCTGATTTTTAATCCATAATACCTGCCCATTATGATGTCACTCCTTCCTGGTCTGCCATAGCACTCATTACTGCTCCCATATCTCCAATAGCTCCGTCATGGACTGCTAATGTTTCGGTATTAGCGGAAACCTGTGCTTTCAGTTTTTCGATATCTGTCAGCTCACGAATACCAAATGTTGCCATGATCTTTCCATCTTCGGTTTTGTCCAAAGTAAACGCCGGTGACATCAGACACATATCTTTGTATGCACCTACGGTCAAGCCTTCACCATTCAGGATCCGCACCTCAGACATGTTCTCATCTGTGCATCTCTTCCAAAACTGATCTACTGCTGTCATATCTTCGAATACAGCTTTCATGTTTTCAAGACTGGCAGCTGCTTCCAGTTCAACAGCTGTTTCATTTTTTAAAACAATTTTGTCTTTGTTCATTTTTTCTCCTTTAACTTACGCTTCGTAAATCACATCTAACCCATAAGCTACTGCTGCATCATGCTCAATCCGGCACCCTCTGGCATTTTCCCAACCCTTGCAGAAATAAGCTGCATGACAAAGTGACATATTTTCCAGACTTTTAGCAAGAAAGCAAAGAGGAATCTGTACCACTCCACGTTCTTTCATCTTTTCATTGCTGTACCATTCATCAGTAAACAAGGTGTTTACAATTTCATAGCCTTTGGCTTCCAGGGCCTTGATTGCCTGTTCCCTAGTTGCAATAATCTCTTCATCTGTTTTTCCAGCCATTGGCTGACTAAGCATTGCTTTCTTCATAATTTTTCTCTCTCCTTACATTTTGTAACAAATATTTTCCCATTTTTTATAAGCATCCATATAAAGTTCATCTTTGTCCCCATTATATGTAAACTCATAATACATTCCATCCGGAGCGGTAGTGCTTAATAATGCTTTGTGGTTCTGTAATGTCTTGCAGCACCAAACCACATACACATCATCTACTGTGATTTTTTTCTTATCTGTCTTATCCATGTGCTCATTGGTATAAGCACATACCTTTTCTTTACAAATGCGAATAAATTCAGCATTGCTCATATTTATTCACCTTTCCTTTCTTTTTCTGGTTTGCTTACAATAGTAATTTAGATTCGGGATATTTTAAAATAAAAGTTAAAACTACAACAATTGTTTTAATTATCGAAGAGTTTACCTTTACAAATGGAGTAGCAACTAAGACACTTCAATCTATTTTTGGAAGCATTCCTACATATGCTAGCGGTATATGTCAAACAAAAGTTGAAGATAGCGGTGTTTACAATTTTACAGCAGTAAAAGACGGAAATAATTTAAAAATTGCAACAGCTGGTTCTACATTTTCCGGAAAAAAATGGGTAACTATGATAATTTTTGGTACGGCTTAATCTACAAAAAGATTGTTTGCTATTGGAATACAAGTCTCTGCAACTGATAAATTAAGATGCTGACAAGGATACATACCGTTTTATGATTTGTCCATCATAAAAGAAAACAAGGGTTAATTTAGATAATGTTGTATCAATTTCCATTCTAGTAATGCTCTTTCCCGCAACCATTATTGGTGAAGTATAAGGAACGCCATCAATCGTAAACGTTACTCCATTATTATTAGCATTCAAGACTACCTTGGAAATATGATTATCTGTGTTGAGTTTGTTTGTTCCAAGAGTTTCTAAATTACTATTTTGAGCGGTGATCTGATCCTGCAAGGACTTTCCCATACGTGCATCCAGTGCATAGCCTTCTTCCGTTGTTAATGCATTGTTTACCACATTGCTTCTTAATAACAGCTGATTTAGCACCTTATCCGCTATCACATCGATCAACGCCTGGACCGTACTTGTCGCATTTTCCTTACCTAATAATCCTAAAAGATCCACAGCTGATACAGACGATGCTTTTCCGTCAAATCCGCCTAGCCCCTGTATCAGCCCTTTTACCACATTTGCATCAGATGCTGCTGCGGATGCACTACTACTAGCCTCTGATGCTTTTTGGGTAGCTGTCTGAGCTGCACTACTAGCTGTCTCCGCGCTTCCAGCTGCCGCCTCTGCACTGGTGCTGGCTGCACTTTGGGCTGCGGTCGCTGTCTGTGCCGCACTACTGGCTGTTTCTGCGCTTCCGGATGCCGCCTCTGCACTGTCACTGGCTGCATTCTGTGCTGTGGTCGCTGTCTGTGCCGCACTACTGGCTGTTCCAGCACTTCCGGATGCTGCCTCTGCACTGGCACTGGCTACACTGGCAGCTTTTGTTGCTGTCTGCGCTGCGCTACCAGCTGTTCCAGCACTTCCGGCCGCTGCCTCTGCACTGGCACTGGCTGCACTCTGCGCTGCGGTCGCTGTCTTAGCCGCTTCTACCGCAGCTTCACCCTGCTTCTGCCACTCTGCTTCATTTTTCAGCCTAGCCGATTCATTTTCCTGGCGGATCTTTTCTGCTTCCACTCTGCTACTTTCCGCAGCATCCATTGATTCAGTCTTCTGGTCAATCCGTTTTTCCAGTTTTTCAAGTTCGGACAGCGCCATTTCCGCACCATCCGGAGTATTTATGGTATCTCCAACATACAGGTATCCCTGATTTGTTGCCCACTTCACGGTTCCGAAATCATCTGATCCCCGAAGTGCAATAAATACCGTTCCCACCTGCTTCACGCTGGCAGCACTCACGGTCCATGTCAATATCACATGCTCATCTGTTATTTCTTTTTCAAGTACATCAGTATCCTTAGTTTCCTTTCCGTATCTCAGATCAATACGAAAATCCAGGTTAGATATGTCAATACCGCCTACAGTGAGGCGGTTGATCTTAAACTGTCTGGTTTCTGAATTGTTATCGAACTGTGTCCCTATCTGTCTTTCTGCTACCGGGATCACCAATTCTCTTCCCCGTACAGTTATCATATCTTCCGCCCCCTTTCAGTTACTCCTTGTATCTTGCGCTTTCTTCAATCTCAATCGCATATTCACGCTGAGCTTCTGCATTTTCCAGAACCTCTACAACAGATTCCGGAAGTTCTGTTGGTACTCCACGCTTAATCAGATAAGACTTTCCGTTTACTGCAACAAAAACATCTGCACGATCCTTATCTGCACTTCCCAACGGGATCTTGAATCTGATCAGCTTCTCTCCCTTTTTCTGTGGCTCTGCATCCTGCTTTACTACTGCATCCTCTACCGCAGCCTGTTCTACTACTGCATCCTCTACCTTTGCAGTTCTTCCCATGTTTTTAAACCTCCTTAGTTCGCTTCTCCATCGCTAAATGTAGATGCTGTCTCAATACGGATCATATAAGCCTCTGTTAAGATTTCAGTTACTTTGAGCGCCTTCCAGCCCACAGTAGCTCTCTGATCCAGCGGATCACCTGTTCCGGCACTTCCCAGCTGTTTAATAATGGTCTTTAAACCACCACCTTCAATCTTGGTAGTCGCATATGCATTTGCACCAAAGATTAAAGTTCCATACACATCAATCTTTGTAGTGTCAGATGTGCTTTTTGCAGCTCCAGCCTTAGCCCAGATTTTAGCTTCAGTGGTTTCAACAAATCTAGCGCCCTCAATCTCTCCAATCTCCCCGTTATAAATTCTTTCTGGATTTTTGTACTTAACCGCATCGATCCAGCGCGCATCTTCTGTAAGATCGTAGGAGCAGTCTGGATGTACGATTCCGTAGTAATATCCGTTAATTTTCTTTGCGTTCTGCTTTTTGAGGAATCGAACTGCCTTTTTAACAGCCTTAACTGTCAGTTTCATTTCAGGAGTTAAAGCCGCTCTGGAGGTAACCTGCCCCTCTGCATACTGCACATTAGTTCCAGCTGCCAGTACTTCTCTCGAAATTGTATCCAGGGTTCTGCCTGCCTGAGATCCAATTAAGGTGGTTGCTTCAACAATGTTATTATCGATCGCTGTTAAGATCAGTAAATCTGACAGCTCAATGAAATCACCATACTGCTTTACCGTTGCCTCGATCTTGGTAACGTTCATCTCTTTACCGGTCGGTGTTACGCCTTCGGTCAATGGTGTCATTGCTTTCGGCAGCTGATCATACTTACGGAACTCAATGGTCTTACCACCATTTTTTGGAATGTTTCTTGTCTGTGCCCACTGATCATGCACAAGTTCCGGTTCTGCATTCTCGATCAGATTGCGATCATAAAATGTCTTCATTTCTACAGACATACCCGATGCTGTAGTTGTATTCGCCGGTGCGTCAAATAATCTAAGATTCATGTAAATAATAGTCTTTTTCATGCTTTTTCCTTTCTACATCGTAATGGTCTCCCCTCTGGCTGCGCGCTCCATGACTTTGCGGAACTCTTCATGTGATAAATCCCATGCACTCACTTTCGTTCCATTTGCGCTACCGGCACCCACACCATTTTCGGACGGTCTGCCATTGCCAGATCGGATTGAATCCGCAACTTTTTTCTTCGTATCTCTCTCTGTCTGGGCCATTAACCCTTGTGTAATCTCGTTAAAATGAACTGCTTTATAAGCGTTTTCGACTTCCACTCCGGCACCCAACAGCCTGGTAAAAGTCTCATTCTCACATTCTTTTGCCATATCAAATTCTGGGAAATGCTGCTTACAAAGCTCAGCCTCTCGGTCCCATCTGGCATAGATATCATCCCTCTGCCTAATCTGCTGCGCTCTCTGGGCGCTTTCAACCAGCTGTCTATTCTGAGCCTCTGTCTTTCTCATTCTTTTCAGCTGTTCAACAGTCATGTTTTCTTTAAGAGCCTGCTCTTCCCAGAAAGATTCATCATTGTCGATGGCTTCCATGATCTTTGCTACATTTCCGTCTTCGATTCCGTATCTTTCAGACAGCAATGACATCAAAGGCGTATATGAATCAAGCTGTTCATGCAGCCGTTGCTCATCCTTAAATCTTCGGTCGATATGGCTTTTTACGTCTTTACCATACAGATCACGATACTTTTCCTTGAATTTTTCATAACCTGCCTGCCGCTCTTCCGGTGTTTCTTCCAGTTCCTGGCCTTCCTCTGCCCCAGCGCTTCCAGTGGTGTTCTGGACATTTTCTCCCGTTTGGTCTGCTGCTGGTGCTGCCGCACCGGCTCCACCGCCTTCACCTTCAAAAAGTCTTAAGTTCATTTCGATGATTCTCTTCATTTTGCTCCTCTCAGCAGTCTTTCCTGCGTGTCCAAAATTCAGCGGTCTTTCCCGCGCGTTCTGTTTTCATGGTATCACATTCATTTTTTCTTCTCTACCACCCCAGATTTTGCGTTCATATGGACAAATTCCGGGTAAGATTTGCTTAATGTTTCATACCCTCTCTGTATGGTATAAACCATCGCGTTCAAACGCTTCTGTGCTTTCTTCTTGACCAATACACGAATGTCTATCAATCCCTCTTTGATCTGCAAGTCCTGTATCACTACTGCTTTCTCTTCTCCCAGGTCGATCATACACTGCGCTGCCGTCTGTCCAATGGCAGATACTGCAGCACAAACAATATCATGTCCTTCCGGAAGTCCCATAGCGCATCCGTATCCGGCATGACCTTCCACCTTCAAACGGAAGTATCCTGGCACGTTTTCAAATGTAATCTCTGTCACTGGTTTACCTCCGTTGCTGTAGCTGCCTTTTCCCTGGCCTTTCCTGCCTGGCTGGTATCTGTATTCACTGCCTGTCCTAAAGAATTTGTCTTTATGCTATTTCCCTGGTTTACATTCACATCTGTCATAGCCATCTGGTTGTTTCCAATCAATCCATTAACAGCCTGGATCAGATCCGGTCTATTTGTCATTTCAGCAACCATCGGTGCAAGCTGCGCTAATATCTGCTGCAACTGCTGGATCTCCTGATACATGGTGCCATTCTCTGATATCTTTTTAATCACTTCTTCTCTACGATCAAAATCCATCATAGATACTACCGCAAGGGCCTGATCCGCAAGCTGAGGATTAAACAGTCCCATACCAAAGAGTTCTTTTGCCAGTTCGTTGTTTGCGATCCTGCTATACGGGCTTGCCTTCTGTGCTGATATTTTGACATCAAACACTGGTCTTCTGGTCAATATTTCCCCGTCCATCATTGTTGCTGTCTGTTCCTGTAATTCGCTCTTATCCATCATCACATACTGTGCATCACCATTCGACTGAGTGATCCGATAGCAACGAGGCAGATCATAAAACTGCCTGATAAGCTCAATAATCAGTGTCACAACCTCTGCATGTGCGGTGTAGCTAGTTTTGATCATATCCCGGCTCAGTTTACTTCCTGCTTCCTGCAATGCTGCGATAGCTGAAGCCGCAGTTACTCCCGATGCTGTGGATCCCTGAGAAAAATCCCGGTTTCCGCTTGTTTCTTTCAGCTCATCCACTTTGAGTGTTCGCATGTTGATAACATATTCCGGTAGCTGTGGCGGCTGGATCTGCTTAATTTTGGTTTCGTCCATTGTTCCAGATACTTCCACCAAATCTTTGCTTAAATCAGCAAAATCCTCTGCATTTACATTTGATCCTGACGATACAAAATATCTCGGTTTGCTCAAATTTGCAGACTTGAGTATCACCGAATCCAGCTTGTCTATATATTCCTGGGGATTTACCATTACATCCAGGTATCCAAACCCTGCTGGAGAACCTTTTTCCGGGAACATTACATCAAATACAAACGGATATTTCCCATGCTCATACCATCCATTAGTGCATGTTTCATCATCCTCAGATGCATACAACACAATTCCCGGAATAAATTTGCAGTAGTGCAGCACCGTCTTAACTCCGCCAGTTGCAAGCAGTATTCTTTTTTTGTAGTACCAGTCAATGACCTGCACCTTGTTGCTTGTATCGATGTTCTCATCATAGATATACTCTGACTTTATCAGTTCGCCTGTGCCTACTGTTTTATCTTCGAGTTCTGGATATGCTTCTTTTAGCTCATCCAGGTCCATAAGTTCTGTTGTAAACACATCCTTTGATCGCTGTATGTCCTTTATACCAGGCTCCCAGTAGATATTCATGATATCCTGGCATTTTACGTCAACGTCTCCTAAGCCGTTTTCTTTTTCTTTGTTCCAAAAGACCCCGTAAATGGCTGTCCCAGTTTTGGGCTTATCCCAAGAGCAGTCATTGTATACTTGCTCAAAATTATTCTGATCCAGTATAACCGGCACCACCTGAGAAAGGATTTTCGCTGTATCCTCATCTGACTGTTCTCTGGGAAGAATAGCCGGGCATGGATAATTGTCCATAAAATCCGCATGTTTATTAATCAGGCTGTTAAAAAGCCATGCGCTCACTGGCTGGGGATCATTTGCGTTGCGAAATTCACTGTTAAAGCGCTGCCAGTGGTTATTCTTCCACCATTCCTCTGCACCTACAATTCTTGTTTCTAATGCTGCTTTTCCCTCTTTATACTTCTGCAACCTGGCATAAGCATCATCTACTTCTTTTTTACCAATTTTCTTTTTTACAAGTTCTTCGTCCATTTTCGCTCCTAAATCCTAATGATTTTATATGCTTTTTCACGTTCTGCCTTATACAGATCCAAAGGATCATCCAGCGGCGGTTTTTTCTTTACATTCGCACGCTTTGCGATCTGGTACTGCATCAGGAAATATCTGCACTCATCATAAATATGATCTTCCTGTGTAGTGTCAATATCTTCTACGTTCTTTGCATCATATACCAGCTGTGGGATCGTCCTTATAAATCCCTTACATGTGTTAAAAACGTAAAATAACGGATGTCCATCTGCATTAAATGCCAGTCTGTAATGATATTGCATTTTCCCGGCAATTCGATGATTATCGCCTGGGCTCCAGTACACTCCATTTCGGGCCATGATGTCCGCTATAGAATCGCCTCTGCTCACATCAAAGATTGATGGATCTGCTATGCCTGCTATTTTTCTTCCCTTAAGGTTTGGATCAGTCTCTTCTACTTCCCGGATCATCCGCGCCTGCTCTGCGGGATCCACTTCCAGTCCTACATTTGCCTGTCCCTCTTTGCAACCATACAGCTCACGGATCCGATACACACATCCGCTATAATCGACAGCATACCAGCCAACTGAGAACGGTTTAGCATATCCAAAGTCGTAGCTTCTTCCGATCAGCCATCCTTCCGGTATCTTAAACGGCTCAATAACATGGGTCCATTCTCGGCTTTCATAATTTGACGGGTCATTTTTCCATTCTGAGAATACCTGTCCACTGAACGAATCCCAATCACCATACAAAAGCGCATTTCTTTCTGCTTCTGGCAGCATAGCCAGTGATGCGATATACTCCGGGTTGTTGTCCAGCAAAGCCTTATTATCAAACACAGAGCTAGGGATAAATATCCTGTCTCTGGTACGCTTTATCACCTCACCGGATGGTTTGGTGATATTCACTTCCTGCACAATCTTAGTCTCCGGCTTCGCTATGCTCACAAATCGTGCTTTTACCCACGGATGTCCTGGGCCGCCTGGGTTCGCCGTACTCCTGATGTATGTTCTCAATCCAGGTGCTGATGATCTAACTCGTGAAAAGAGATACATATACTCTTCTTCCGCAAAATGCGTCAGTTCATCGAATCCTACAAAATCAAAATGTCGGCCCTGGTATTTAAGCTTGTCCTTCGTGTGCTGCATTTGCCCGAAGTAGATCATTGCGCCAGATGGAAACCTCCAGGCATGCTTACTTTCGTTGTATTTAGCTCTTGGGAACGCTGATCCGTAAAGCTCATGGCTGCGGCTTATGATGTCTTCCAGCTCAGGGTAAGTCTTTCGGAAAATGATTGCGCGATACTGTGGGATTTGGACTTGTCTCAGTGCCTCTGCTACTAAATAATCGCTCTTTCCACCGCCAGCAGCTCCACCATATAACGCCTCAAATTCTGGACGTGACATCATAATTTCCTGTCGTGGCTGCGGTGCCCATACAATTCTTGGGTTACTCATCCTTTTTTACTTCCTTGCTGATCTGCTCCACCTGGGTTGGCGTCAAAACAATAACACCAGTTCCCTCATCATCTGCCATAGCCTCTGCAACTTTTTCTTTCCAGATATCCGGTTTACGGTTCTTGAGCCAGAATATGATTGCTTTTATATCCGGTTCAAAATAGTGGACCTCTTCCGCCGTCTTTAATTCTTCAAACTCTTTTATCTTTCTTCCTGTTGCTTCGTCATATTCTACAGTCTTAACTTTAAAAGCCTTTTGCTCCCTTGCATAAAAGCCAATGGCCTTTTTGTACAAACTGTTCTCGATCAGACGATCCGCAAAGTCTTTCCCGGTTGCCAACGCCGCATTAATTGGTGCATATTTCTTTTTCCATTCCGCCAGCGTGGATCTGCTTATCCCTATCTGCTTTGCTATTTCTTCATCTGTCATTCCGGCTCTTGCCCAAGCTGACAGAACCGCCTGATGCTCTTCACTTTCTGCCCATTCCCGCCATTTCTGGCGGCCTGCTGCTTTTCGCTTCTTTTCCGCCATATCACCACCTCATAGCATCAATTTTATATTTTTTCCTGTCCCTTCTCTACCACCCCACCTTTGTCCGGTTTTTCCCACGCAAAAAAGCCCTATATCAGGGCTTCTCTACTAACTTACCGCGCGCGCATGTATGCGCACATCAGCATGTCCGATTGTGTTTACTCATAAAATTTCTCAAAATATCCTTCTTCCACCATATCAACAGATCCATCTGCTACCATACGGCATTTATATTTTCCCGCTCTTGCTTTTTCAATCTCTTCAGCGCTCACATGGATCACTGGGCCTTCTCTTCTTGCCAGAGCTGACACCCAAACCATGGCTCCTTTTGCAATCAAATCTGCCTCCATAAATCTTTTTCTGTCCCTCTCTGCCTGGCGTTTTGCCTCTGCCTCTCTCCGTTCTGCAATCTTCACTCTCTCCATTAAGCTCATTTTCTTTTTCATTTCTTCTCATCCTCCATTTGTGTTTTATAGATTCCCTTAAAGTAAGGGCATGTCTCATACATATCTTCGCAAAATATCCCGGCAAAGTTGCTTTTTTCTTCATGGCACGTAAAAACGATCTGGTTTTTGATCTCAAACCCCAGATTGCAGCATATGTTCTGACAGGTTATTGTTGCCTGCTTTTTTGTGTTACTTGCCATAGTCTCATAGTAAGGGCATCTTACCCGTACACTATAATTCAACTTCGCAACTCCCCCTTTCTTCTCTTTCCCCCTTTCTGCATATCTTCACGGGATCCATGTTTGATCATCCGGGCATAGATGTAAAACATCGCCAGATCCTGATTATATTTAACCTCTGCATCCAGGAACTTATATCCTGGATAGGCTTTTTCCATTTCCTGTCGCATGGTATCATCATTTTTTACCATCCGGTTCACTTTCCCTCTGCGGAACTTTCCGTAACTTCTGGTCGGTTCCGGTGGCTTTTTCAGGTTCTTGGAGGCACACCATCTTTTTGTACCTCTTGGGTTATTCGTAATGTATGTTGCTAATCCTGTAATCAAAAAATCCTCATCTGGCTTAATTCTCCGAGTATTTTTTCGGTCACACTTTTTCCACATATCTTCCAGCTCATCACGATCCACACCCTCTCCTGTCATAAGGATGTGGAAATGTGGACGGACTTTTCCATCAAATGCCAGGATGTATATGTATTTAATATTTTTCAGTCCATTCTTTTTTCTGCGATAGTTTATCCTCGTAATAAAATTCCGAATGTCCTTGATAGCAGCTTTGGCATCTCCTGGCATGTACTCATCATTCCAACCAAATGTTGCCCAGATATCGCCTTTGCCAAAATTGATGCAGGCCAGTCTGATGCAATACCTTCTTGAGTTCTTATCATTCAGATTTTTTTGTGACGGTTTGGTTTCTCTCTTTTTCAGGGTTACTGGCATATCTCCCCTTTTCAGGAAGGATGGATACACCTGTGATTCTAGCAGCTCGTCACCACTCACCAGATTTTTAGATCTATTCGTTGTTGTCCTATAAAGGCAGCTCACCCTCTGCTCAGAGATCAGCTTTTCAATCTCCCACTCCTGCAGCTTCTCTGCCTGTTTATCATATGCTATTTCATAATCATAGTTATCGTAGTGCTTCATGCTGCTCCTCTTTAGTTCCTAAATATTTAGAGATTTCTGCCGTTTGTTAATACCCATTACAAGGACGGCAAAGAGGATTTCCCCCTGACCTTTTTTTTGGGGCCCGTTACAGGCCCCAATCCTTTTTCTATTAAACTGCCCTTTTTCTAATCATCCTCAACGTGTCCGGTGTTGATTGAGCATAGTACATACTCGTTACTTTAGAATCCGCGTGACCCAGGACTTCCTGGATCGTTCCTATATCTACGCCTCTGTTTTTCAACTCCATTCCCAGTGTCTTCCTCATCTTGTGAGGATAACACCGGTTTGTCACACCTGCGTGTTCCGCAATTTCTTTCATGATTGTCCGTACCGAAGATGTCCCTATTGGCTTATAAGGCTTGCTCTTTGATACGAACATATGTTCATTGTTGTCTGTCCTAGAGTTCCAATATTTTTTGTAATGGTATAAAGCATCCGGATCCAGATATATGGTCCGATACCGGTTACTTTTTTCACCTAGAATCAAAATATCCCCTGTTTCCCAGTTGATCTGGTCAACAGTTATCTCAACAATTTCTCCTACGCGTGCCCCGGTACTGCGCAGTACTTCAATTAAGGCTCGTTCCCGTAAGGTCCGGCAACTGTCTCTTAAACGTGCCATTTCTTCCGGTGTAAAAAAATCTATAGGCTTTCTCTGCACCTTTAATGGCTCGATTGCTTCAACTGGATTTACAGTTATAAGCTTTTCTTTCCGCATCCAGGAAAAGAAAGCGGACAAATACCTTCTTTCGCTATTCAAAGTTGAGTTCTGATTTTTTCGTCCAGTTACTGGTACATTCCGGTTCTCATACCAATTGAGATAGTAAAATATATCATGCTCATCCATCTGCACCAATGGCTTGTCCAACACCGTGATCAGGCGTTTGATTGATGCCATATAACCATATTTAGTCCCTTCACGAAGCTTTTTCTTCTTATATAAAAAGAGTTTTATTATGTACTCATTCTGTTGATCCACACTATCCTTAATCTCTGCCGGTAGCGTATTGATTCTTTCCATAACCACATCTATCGTCTTGTCAACTATCACGCGCTCCAGAATTTGGATTAAATCAGCAGCAATATATGCTGACATGGCAACGATTACATCATTAATAACCTGTGTTTTAACATTCTCATTTGTCATAGATATCCTCCTTTTCCTTGCTTAAGAAGGGTATATATGATATACTTATCTTAAGCAGAACGGCGGATCATGGTACCTTGGGCGGTTAATGATCTGCCTGTTTTTTTGTTACTGTGTTCTGTTTCCATCGGCTTTTCTCCTTTCTTCTCTAAACCATTTGCCATCACCTTTAAGCATCCTGGTCCTTGTTTCATCCCAATCTGCACAAAGCTGTGCACTGTATTTATTTAGAGCTACTTCACATTCAATTTCAAAGTGTTTCAATCTATATCTTCTTTTTATCAGACTATTTAAACGAGCTGCTACCGAGATGTTTTGGCTGCTCACTTGCAGCATTTCTCGCAACTGTTTGCTCGTATACATTCCGCAGTACGTATTTCTGTCGTACAATTCATATAAATTAACTTTATTCATTTTTTCTTCCTATCTTGGTATCTTTCCAGTTTTTTCACATAATGCCAGGTAATTATCCACCGCTAAACGAAATTTTTCCCGCAAATCGCGTATATTGGAGGAATGAAAACTTACCAAATCAGAGCAGTTAGAAAGAGTTCCCACATATATCATTTCTTTGGAATCATATTCGATTTTTGCTTCATAACCTTTGTATGTCATAAAATCTCTCCACTAAATTTCAGTTTTACTGCATAACGTTATTAATTTTATGCAACTTTATCCTCTGCCTCCAGGAAGGCTGCAACAGCCTTTTTTATCAGCCACGCTATGGTTCTTTCATTCTTCTGGCAGTAAGCCACTACTTGCCGGAGCTGCACAGGATCCATGCTCACGCTCTGTCTGACGGCTTTATCTTCTGCTTTCTTCTTCGGTCTTGCCATATCACTACCTCCCTTTCCGTATGCTTATTAAATTTTGGGTTATTTCAGTTTACATCACTAAGCTCGATACCCTCCATAACAGCTCTCGCTTCAAGCACAGCAAGATAATCTGTCATAGCTTTTATCTGCATGTTATATATGCTTCTTGGACAAGTCGGTTTGAAAGAGAGTGTTCCGTCATCCCATTTTGCAAGCATATTTTTTAATCCATAATATCTGATTGCAAGCTGATCGTACTCAGCCTTAAATCTCTCTTTATAGTTTGCGCTGTTCATCATTTCTACTGTTTCGTTTAACTTCATCATTATATTTTCCTCCAATCTTAAAATAAATATTCATCTTTGATCCTTTCTGGGATATTCACAGGATAACGCATCAAAGATAGTCACATATCCATATCCTGTTGTTGAACACTTTTTAAGCTGACAAGTACCATTGTTTTTATGATAATAAATACATTCTTTACATTTGTTTCCCATAGAACACCTTTCTCAGAAGCGCAGTTTATTCTTCTTCTAGTACCAAAATTGCTTTATAATATTTGCTATTGCAAGAACTTGCTTCTACTTTGTACCCTTCTGATAAATACTCGTTCATTTTATTTTCAAATTCTACTCTACTTTCAATTTCTAAAACTACACATTTTTTCATATTGTTTTCTCCTCTTGGAACTCACATTTCATGTTAACTACAACCATCTTACTACCGGTTCAGATGTACTTCCTTTCTCCCAAACAAACCAAGCATGACACATAGTTGTCGCCCAACGTTTTCCTGTCTTTGGGTCTTTCTCTAATCCACTATTCCAAGTCGCCATTCTGTTTCTGAAAACATAAATGTACTTCGGCGGATATTTGTCAAATAACTCCTTCCTCTTAGCACCTTCCAAGAACTGGATTTTGAGAAACATAGCCATTTGACCATCATCTTCCAGTAACTCCATACCCTTTTCTACAAATTCCTTTGCGAGCGAGTACGGTGGATTTGTGATAATTCCTTCATATTTTTTATCAGTTTTATATGTAAGGAAATCAGCAACAATTGTTCCAGGATATCCTCGATCTACTAAGTCCATCCCTGTAATTTCTCTCTTGGTTGTATAAAAATCATTGATTGCATTAGCGATATGCCCACCACCAACACAAGGCTCCAAAATTGTATGTGCATCAAATGTATATTTAGTCAGCAACATTTTTACTGCTTCTGGATTAGTTGCATAGTAATCATCTTCAACCCTTCCATTTTCTGGATTGCCGCCTGCAAGCTTTGCACCCGCTAATACTTTCTTGTTGTTCATTTCTTCACCAGAAAGGTGACATGTCCTTAGTAGCTACCCTAACTTTTCCTTTCTGATTTGTTATTCTCTTATTTATTAGATGTTATTTGCTATATTCTGTTACTCTTTTACTTCCTATTTCAAAAATGTCTTTATCCTTTTCGAAACAAATATAATTTCTTCCTGTGTTCATAGCTGCAATTGCTGTTGTACAACTACCGGCACAAGAATCCAAAATCAAATCGCCAGGATTAGAATATGTTTTAATAAGTTCCTCGATCAGAGCAACAGGTTTTTGTGTGCCATGATAGGCTGCTTTTTGAGTATCTTTAGCAAATGTCCATACTGACTTCGGATATCGTTTTGTAGAGTCATAATCCTGCCATTCGCTCTTACCATAATCCGTTGATTCTTTTGCATTTACATGATGTGCCGCCTTTGATACTTTTCTTTCATGACCGTCTGTCATTTGAGGATTATATGTGGGTGGTTTCTTATAGAAAATACAGATATCTTCATGAGAACGCAACGGCATCTTTTTGGCATTTAGAAATCCGGTTGGCTGTGTTTTCTGCCAGATAAGATTATATTTCCAAAGCTTGCGATTGCTATGCATCAGATCTGCAGTAAACATACCATTTGCAAATAGAATTATTGTTCCATTATCCTTAATAACTCTTTCATACTGTTCCCATAATGGTTCAAATGGAATAACTGAATCCCATTTATTTCGTGAGGTTTGCCCATAAGGGAGATCTGTAATAATTGTATCGACTGACTTATCATCAATTTTCTTCATACCTTCAAGGCAATCTTCGTTGTATATTTTGTTAATCTCTAACAAACGGTATCACCCACTCTCTTACAGGCAATATCTTAATTTACCGATGATACCAAATCATCTTGCCATCAGCCATTTTCAGTTCTACCTTATCAGGATAGTTATCACTATCTTTGCAAGCATGGAACCTCATATCATGGATTTCCAGCGCAGCCCTATGGTTACTCTCACATTTCTTGCACTCATTTTTGTCTTTATACTTCGTTCCGCAATGCTCACACACATACAACTGTATACTCTTCATTTCTCCCTCCAAATCTTAATTAAAAATCAGATCGGAAGAG